ATGATAGTTTTAATTGGAAAAAAGGATACGGGAAAATCGTTCTTAGTTCGTGATATTTTGGCGAATACGAGAGAATGTTTTCCTGTAGGCACGATAATTTCAGGAACGGAAGTTGCGAATCCTTTTTTTCAAGAAATAGCACCTTCAAAATTGATTCATGACAAATACAAGCCTGAACTTGTAATGAATGCGATTAAGCGCCAACTTACGGTAAAACAACAACGAAACCACGAAAAAACTCGAGGAGGTAATTCAAATATTGATCCTCGTGCATTTTTGATCTTGGATGATTGCTTGTATGATAAAACATGGATCAATGAAGAATCAACACGCTATATTTTCATGAACGGTCGTCATATAGATATGGTTACCTTAATTACTATGCAGTATCCTTTAGGTGTAACTCCTAATTTACGAACAAATATAGATTTTGTTTTTATTTTGCGTGAAAATAATATTTCGAATCGCAGAAGAATTTATGAGAATTTTGCAGGTATGTTTCCAACGTTTGAAATGTTTTGTCAGTTTATGGATCAATGTACTGAAAATTATGAGTGCCTTGTAATTGCAAATGGTGTTCAATCGAATAAATTAGATGATCAGGTGTTTTGGTATAAAGCATCTGAGCATCCTCCATTTCGAATGTGTGATGATTCATTATGGGCAAACAATCAACCATTTTCATCTACAATGTTAGCAGGTGAAGATTTTGATCTTTCTAAAGTAGAGAAAAAGAGTTCAGGTCCAAAGGTTTGGGTTAAGAAAGGAAATTAATCATTTCTTATACTTACGTCCAGTTTTGCGACGTGATTTCGTTTTGCGTCTGGACTTACCACGTTTACGACCTTGTCCTTTTGGAACAAATGGTTCTGCATCGGCACTAAGTGGCTTAGACGGCGGTAGAAGCCCGCTTACCGCTTCAGCATCTGCTATCTTATCGTCTAAATTTACCGGAACTCGTTGTTTTGTTGACATTTATTATTGGTCGCGAATTGCTCCTTCGGCAGGGTGAACCGCTGGTGTATCAAGGATAGCAGTCGCAGATTCAGCCGCCTTTTTCTTACGTTCTTCATTCTCCTTCTTTTGATCCGCAATCTTTTCAGCCTTACGTTCTTCGAAAAAGATATCCTTATTCAGTTCATTTTCCTTATACTTGCGCATCATCTCATTGAGCTCTTGTTCTGCATACTCAACTTCTGGCATTACGTGCTCAGACGGATCCCATGGAAGCCAACATCCAACCTTTCCAATATATAGGTTATCGCGAGGATACTTGCGCTGTAGAACCTTGGAAAACATTTGAGCTTCTTCTACACTAGCAAACACTCTGCGAAGCTTGACACCACGTACATTCGTTTGAAATCCAACTGATTCCGTAAATTCTGTATCAAGATCCTTTTCATGCTTGAGAAGAAAGATCTGATACTTTTCATGAACATCTGTCTTCATAATTTCTTCGTTGTGAACTTTGGCAAATTCACGCATATCATTGAATAGATCTTCAACCTTTAGAGTATATTTCTTAGCAAGGAAACTCATAAGATTTTCCATGCCTGAAACTTTCCAATCGTATTCTAGCCACTTAATGAACTTTTCATTCATAAATTCAGACTTTTGCTTAATGACTTTTTCCGGAGAGATAAAGGATACAATACAATATCTCTGCGTTGGGATTTCGGGATCTTCTTCAAGATAGTCAATGACCTGACCGTCATCATCCTTAACTTCAAGAGTTTCACGAGTAGGCATTTTAATTACTATATGCGGTGATGTATGAAAGTCTTATTTTAACGCCGGCGTCCTCCAACAAATGCTTTGGGGATCCCCGATAGACCGGACAAAACATCACCGGTGTTACATGTTCCAAATCCAACTAGAATAGCCGTTACTTTAAGATATAGATCTAAAACAGAAAGAACCATTGTGATCACCGCAGATGGTTTATCACTCGGATCGTAATTTGATAAATATAGAACTATGACTAGATTAAATAACATTAGCATCATCATTATAACACCTGGCATACCTTGATCTCCACTATCTAGTAAAACATATAAAGCTGAAGCAAGACCAAATACCGAAAGTATATTTCCAGCTAAAATATAGTGATTACGTTTATTGAATGAATCATCTTCAAGATTAAAGTAGTATCGAACTAATCCAATATTTAAAAAGAGTGCAGATAATACAACAATTGTGAGCCCTAGAATAGCTACAGATATTTCAAATACTGTTTTACGACAAATAGCCATTTATCTATATGGAATAATTTAGCGTCTTCCACCTTTTGGTTCACGTGGTTCTTTTCCAAAAATTTCTAAAACTTTCTGTCGTTTCTCTCTCTTTTCATCATCTGTTAAGCTTGTTTTTGAAACAAGACTGTCAACTAATCCTCTAACTCTATTTAAAATATTATCAATATCGGCAGTTGCAAGTGGGGCAGCTACTTCTCTTGCAAGATCCGCCACTGGTTTACCAGTTTTCTTTGCTGTTTCTACGATTTCTTTTGTGATATCAAATGCCGTTGAAAGTGGTTTTTCACATCTAGTTTGTACAAATACGTAGAGACGGATCAAAGAATTTATAGTAGCCAAAGCATACCCTCCTACAGTTGTAGCCATAGTTGGTTCCCATTGCGTACTAAAAATTTCAAGACCCATTCCAACCATCAAAAGAGATACTGTAACTCCAGTCGAAACAGCACTGCTATAAGGTCTGTAGTAAATCAGAGTTCCCATTAAAAAAGCTACAACTAATGTATCTATAACAACTGATGCGACTTGGTGAGGATAATAGTCATCAGATGCTTGGTTATTTTTTATGTATAGGATCTGCAGAGCTAAGCTTCCACCAATTAGCCATATGCCCAAAAGGGTTGCAAATGTATAATGCCATGCAGCCATTTATTTCTTTACATTAGTGTTTGGAATACATTCTCCGAGCCCCTTTGTTTGTTGAAGCATTACGGGAGCATGACATCCTTTGCAAGGGCATTTTACATGTTCTTTTCCTAGAATATGACCTATTTCATGGGATACCATGTATTGGCGATAATCTTCTAAAGATAGTTTGGAGTCGCGAGATCCATGAAACCATCGTTCTGCGTTTAAGAATACATTTGAGCCACCTAGTTCTGCACACGACAATTTTTCAGAAAATCCACATTGTTCATGTATAGTTTTTTGAGAGCTTAGCCGAATTGTAATTTCAGGATTATCGGTGGGTTCAAAATAATGTCCGTGTTGATTCCATCCATCTGGAGAATTCAAGTAAGCCATAAGATAAAAATCAAATTGGCGCTCATCTGCATTTTTCAATTTATATTTTAATTTAACATCATTATCAATTGTGGATCCGAATGTATGTGATTTCATATTTATTCCTTTTCATGTATATAAAATGGAAAAAGTCGCGCCTCCACCATCTATGATGTCGGATCTTGTAACTCGTTTTGTTAAGTATGCGCTTGAGGGTCTTGCCGTAGCCGTCGCCGCCTATCTTCTTCCCGGCAAAGTTCTTAAACTTTCCGAGATTGCCATGATTGCGCTTGTTGCACTTTCTACATTTGCAATCCTTGATATTTATGCACCATCTGTAGGATCGTCTGCACGCACTGGTGCTGGATTCGGTATTGGTGCGTCATTAGTCGGTTTCCCCGCCTAATCCTTGAAACATATCCGCAAGATCATCCAAATCATCGCTTTTATTGCAATAATTAATTACTGCTAATAGAACTTTACAAAATTCCAAATAATCATATAATCCAAACCATTGACGGTCTTTGAATTCCATCAATAGTTTGTGCAATAAGTTATTTAAAATAATACAAGATCCTCGAAAGAAATCAGAATCCAATTCTGGGTGAACTCTTTCAAAGTCTTCAAACCGATCATAAATATCCTGAAGGAATTTATTATGTACAATAAACCATCCGTAAGATCGAACTCGTGTATCAACTTCAAGTGAATGAGCTGTATCTACCAAGAACTGATAACGCTCTTCAGGCGTCATTTTTACATATTCAAAAAGTATTCATCTATTTTTCCATTTTTACATTGATAGAGTTATCAATATAATGCAGCTATTACGTTATAATGGTAAGTGGTATAAAATACATCCAAAGTCGTATGAGCCTGAACGGCAAACATATAAAATTGCGTGGGCTCTCTTAAAGGGAAAAGATACACATACAGCCTATAGAGAAATGTTTCAGGAGCACAGAGATCACGCAAAACTTTTATACACTCTTCGTAAAGATGAGTGAGATACTTTTGTCACTGTTTGTAGTCATTGGTTTCATCAGCGTTGTTGTTTTTTTATATAAATGGAGAACAGGTATTTATCCTGCATTAAAATTAATCGTTACTCCTCCACCAATCACAGTATCTGGATTAGAACCACAGCAAGCTAAATTTATGTTCTTTTTTACATCATGGTGTCCTCATTGCAAGACTGCAGACATACCTTGGAAATCATTTCAACAACAATTAAAAAATACTCCAGCAACATATGGCGGTTACACGATCTTGTTTGAAGATATTAATGCAGAAGCAAATAAGGGTAAGGCTTCACTATATAGAATTGACGCATATCCAACATTTAAGGTAGAAACATCTAAAAAAGTTGTAGAAATGAAAGGGGTTCCTGATGTTCTAACCTTTGATGCATTTTTAACTGCCGCACTTGGACCTAAAAAACTCACTGGTTAATGTTTGACCTACTAAAATCATCTCCTCTTTTTGCTTTGTAGTAAACGTTGAAAGTCCGGATCCATCAGAATAATACAAATTAATATTATTAGGATACGTGTTTATATGATGTTCGTACAAACACGTTGTCTTATATAAACGGTAGGCATAGTCCAATGGATTCATTAATTCTAGTTGATCTGCGTTAATTCGTGATCTAGTATGAATAATAGAAATTGCCAAAGTTCTATCGCGATCTTCTTTAGGAATTAAATTTAAAAGAACATTCGTTATGAATCCACCATCTATATATACGGATTGATTAATGATTTGAGGACGAAATACGAATGGAATACATGAAGAAGCTTTAATTGCAGATAATACTGGAATATCTCCTTGAAATATTGTAGGTACGCCTTTTGTTAAATTAGACGCGTTTATACGTAGCGGAATTAAAGCATCTCCAAGTTTTTTTGAAGTAATATCAATGCCCACATTATGAAATCGTTTGATTAGATAGTCGTCAAGAGGTTTCATATCATACACTCCTTTCTTAAGCAAAATATCTTTGGCGTCTTTGAATGATGGAGTTCCAAACAAAGATGTTATAGATCCAAATTCCATAAATTCACGTTGTATTTTATCCGTAGGAACCCCAAATGCAATGCATGTAGCAATGATAGATCCAATAGAACATCCATAAATTCCATCTTTAAATTTTAAGTGTAGTGGTCCAAATCTCCTTTCTAATTCACGAATTGCTCCTATTTCTAAACATCCTTTTAAACCACCGCCTCCAAGTGCAAGTATTGAAAACATAGTATTACTTCAATACAAGTGAATATGATCCGCGCACGAGACGTATGGGACGAACAAGAAGAACGAAAACTTTATAAAATGACGGCTATGAAACCCGTACTTGCCCAAATCGAAGGAAAGGTGCGTCAACAAGCAATTGCTAATGCAAATGCCCCCTATATTCTATTTGAAGTTCCATCTTTCGTATTTGGATATCCTCTTTTCAATTTCAAAGACGCTATTGAATATCTTAAGAAAGAACTGATATCTGCAGGATTTTGGGCATGGGATGTCGAAGAAAAGTATTTGCTAATTTCATGGCTCAAACCTGTCAAATCTAAAGATCTTGGTAAATCTATTCTGACAACCAATTATCGCCCTCAAGTTTATGATCCTGGATTCATATAAGTGGATAATGTTCTAGCAGATGGATCGGATGTTTCTGGAGACCATTTTGGCATCCACATATGAGGAATAATTCGTTGATTATAATAGAGTGAAAAAATGTCTGAATAGTACATTTTTTCATCATTTCGTTTAAACCATGGTGTGAGTGATACACCATCGCTGAATGCTTCTTTGCGTCTATACAAAATTTCATCTGGAAGATAATCTTTAAACGAATCACGAAGTATTGCCTTTTCCATCGGATCTCGAAGATACGCAGTTGGAATAAATCGGCAAAGTGCAACGAATTCAAGATCTAAATAAGGTGTTCGAGATTCAAGGCCGTGAGAAGACATGCATCGTTCGCTTCGAAGAACATCAAACATATGTATTTCTGATAAAAGTCGAGTAATTTCGTGTTCGAATGCTTGATCTGATGGAGCACGTTGAAAATACAAGTATCCACCTAAAAGTTCATCGGATCCATCTCCATTAAAAATCACTTTAAAGTTAGTATTTTCAGCAATATGTTTTCCAAGTAACCAATTTCCAACCGATGCTCTAATCGTAGTTACATCATAGGATTCAATGTCACGTATAACAAGTGGGACTGCATTTTTAAAATCATCGGCAGTCAAAATAATTTCATGATGAACAGTGTTTAAGTGCTTGGCAACAATTTGAGCATATTTTAGATCTGTAGAATCAGCCATTCCAATACTAAATGTATGTAGTTCAGGAACTATTTTGGAAAGAATTGCACATATGATACTACTATCCAACCCACCACTTAAAAGAGCTGCGACTGGCTTATCTGACATACATCTTTTTTGAACAGCACTCGTAAGTATTGATCTGATCATACTATGAAATATTTCTTTAAGAGCAGGAACTTTGTAAGGAATGTATATGTCAAAATATCTAGTTGTATGAAAAAATTTGGAATTAAAAGACATAATAGTTCCAGGTATAACCCATTGAGCTTCACAACTTAAAGCTTTGATTTCGCTTGAAATATATATTCCATTATCTTTTCCGAAAAAAAGAGGTTTGATTCCATGTGTATCTCTGCATGCATACACACAGTTTTCTTCTGAATTATATGCAATGATTGCAAATTCTGCGTCAAGTTTTCTACATGTTTCGTATGGTCCATATTTCTCAAACATATGGGGAAGAATCCAGCAATCAGAGGATCCTTTAGGAGGGTGAATACCAAGTTCTGTTTCAAGAGCAATATGATTAAAAATTTCTCCGTTGCAAAGAATCCACCATTTTCCAGCTACAATTGGTTGAGGCGTTGATCCGTTTATTTTTAGATGACTAAATCCAAGAACTATGTTTTTCAAGATCGTAATAACAGTTTGATCTGGGCCTCGTTTTTCTAAAGATGTTACGCTGCCTTTTGGAACAGAATGTCCGTTGTGCAGGTAAGACCATATACCACACATTTATCTAAATAAGTTTGCTGTTCTTAAAACAATATGACTCCATACGAAGTAATTGCTGTTACTTGCAATGCAGCTTTATTAGCAATTATGTATACTGCATTGGGAGGTGTTATATCGTATTTATTTTATCATCTCTTCGATGAATTTGATGAAAAATGGGAAAAACGATCACTTATGTTTCAAGTTGCAGATGTTCTCATTGAAATTGCAATTGTTGCCATAATTGCATTTTGGAGTTCTCATTTTACAGAACGTCTTCCTCCGTTCATTCCAGTTCGCAAACCTTTAGATGCATTAGTAGATGGTTACATTTCAGGAATATTCTTTATATTTGCTATTTTCTTATTCATGGATCAATTATCGGATAAAGTTAAATTTTTATATGAAGAATATTTGGGTGCGCACGCACAAAGTATTTTACCTACGCATGGATCCATAGTTGATTTATCTTTATCTTATTCCAAAACGGACTGAACATTCCAAAATTACAATTTTCTAAAGATGTGTACACATTCCTTTGTTGTCGATGATGGGGAATATGTATGCAATCAATGCGGAACAATTGGCGAACGTTTCATTGATGAAAGCGCAGAATGGCGTAGTTACGATGATAAAGATGAAAAAGGTAGATCAGGATTTACAACTTCCGATCTACTTCCTAATTCATCATATGGATCTGTAATTTCTTTTCGTGGAATTTCATCCACTAATACTGAAATGAAATCATTGCAAAGATTGTCTACATGGTCACTATCATCAAATTCTGATCGATCATGGATTGGGATCTTTGATGCGATTCAATATGCGTGCAATCGATGCGGACTTACTAAAGCAATTAGTATGGATGCGTGTGGGATTTATAAGAATGTAGATGATGCTCAAAAAGTACGAGGAGAAACACGGAGAGCTTTGATGGGTGCCACAGTATATTTGGCATGCAGAACAAATAGTGCTCCAAGAACTTACGAAGAAATTTCAGACTTATTTCGAGTAAGTGTGCGATCTTTGTGTAAAGCCGTATCTCGGTTTAAGCAAGTAGAAAATACCGTTCTCCAAACTCAGATTGGAATTGCAGAACGACTTTGTTCTTCATTGAACTTGAATGATACACAACGCCAATCAATCTTTGATAAATTGCATGAGATCTCTCTAAAATCAGAAGATGAATTTGAACATTCTCCAAAAACAATTGTTGCTGGAGTAGTTGCATATTGTATGGGTCTAAGAGCAAAAAATGAAATGAAACCTGTTTCTGAATCTTCAGGAGTTTCTGTACTGAGTATCCATAAACTAGTTGGTAAACTATAGACGTAGTGTCGGATATACTTTGGCAGTAAATGTGTCATTTCCAGATTGACCATTTTCATATAATGTAATAACGGTGTTATTTGGCCCACCAAATCCAACAATAGAATTTGTTCCGTTTGCTTGAAGAAGTATCTTGCCTACAGTATTACCACCATCTGTTCTGAATGAAAATTTTGCATAACAATCGCGGGCAGAGTTTGTTCTGCATGTCACATATACTTCATAAATTCCAAAAGTTGTCATTGTATAAAACCCATTACTACCATTATCAATAACAAATGGAGCACTAGCAAATATATAATTGATTGCGGATGCCTGTATATAACCACTCGATGTAATATTTCCAGTTACGTTTATATCGGATCCCGATGCAATACCTCGAGGTGTTGAAAGAGCAGTTGTTTGATTCACGCCAACAGCTCCAGCAGGAAATTGAGCAGCAAGACCAGCAGCTTGAGTTCCACTTGCATAACCTCCAGTAGCGTATATTGCACTATTTGCAGAAATATTCCCATTTACGTTTACATCGGATCCCGATGAAATACCTCGAGGTGTTGTAAGTGGATCGTTCTGATGTCCACCCACAGCTCCACCAGGAAATTGAGCAGGAAGACCAGCAGCTTGAGATCCACTTGCATATCCTTCAGTAGCGTATATTGAACTATTTGACTGAAACGGAACAAACGATGTTATCAGTGTACTTCCTACAGAAAGTGCTGCAATATTATTGACGTTTGTCAAAATATCAGGTACACTTGAACGGTATACAATATATGAACTGCCGGTAGATCCAACAAATCCAATACCAGCTTCTGCAGTCGTATTAGAACCAACTTGCATAGCTAAAGCAGTTACGTTGCTTGTCGAGGTCAAATTGTTACATAGTATATTATTTGTTTCAAGTGCATATCCTGCTGTACTGCCAATGATTACGTTCCCATTTACGATGAGAGCAGGAAGTGGACTTGGGCGCGTGTAACTTTGTTCAATGATAATTTGAGGAAGTGCTGGATTTGTTCCTCCCCATCCATATTGTTCGCTATATTGCGTTATAGGAAGATAGGATCCTGTTCCTCCTGAAACAGAAAGAGTATAACCTGGAAGAATGTACGCTGATCCAGCTCCGCCTGCACCTCCCAACATTCCTCCACCTCCTTGAAATAACCCTCCACCGCCCCCACCACCCGGAGCTATAGTTCCAGCTTCACGAAGAACATCACTCACTGGAATTGTTACACTTGTAGAAAAATTTACATTTGCACTTGTACTTACATTAACCGACGGGTTTGTAGCAAGTTGTAAGCTAAATGTTACCGGAACATCTTGTAAAAATGTTGCAGTGTTTGTACCTGTATCTATAGAAATTGATGTGTAAAAAGCAGGATCTGTAATCGTAATTGTTAAACTTGCACCACTTGCAGCTACAAATTTCCAAATATCGTTTGCTGCAATATTGTATGATCCGGTTCCAAATGTTATCATGCTTGGAATTGTTTGAATTGTTGCAGCATCAAGTGTTTGAATTCCGTTTAGTATGGTGAGTGTAGGACCTGAATTTGCAGGATATGGGCTTAAATTAAATGTGCTTGAAAAACTTGGAACGTTTATTGAAACTGAATTATTTATCGGTGTGAATGATGTATTAGTGAAACGCCATGATGATCCTGCAAATGTTAATCTGTTTACATTTCCTGTTCCGGGATTAATAATTATACTTCCTTGAACTGAATTATCAATAATGCTTGTTCCTGTTGGTGCAGTTATAACCGTACCCGATGAAACAACAACAGGTGAATTTGCAGGGATCAGCCCTTGACCAACAAATGATGTCATAGGAACACTGGTTGGTTGAGCAAATTGTGCGAGAGCAGGTCCAGTAAATGCAATTCCAGCAGTTCCAGGAGATGATGTTGTTGCAGATTGTCCACTGATGATAGGCGGAAATCCGCCAGATGATCCATACCATCCACCTTGTGTACCGGGAGGACCACCTCCACCTCCAGGAACTATTGCTAGTGTAACTCCACTTAAAAATATTCCTAATGCATCTCCACCAGGGTATGCTCCAGTCCCACCTGGAATATCAAACCATTGTAATGTACTAGGTGTTGTAATATTCAAGATCCAGAAAGGAATCCCGCCGCACCACCATTACCATATCCACCTTGTCCCCATGCATATACATTATACTCTCCAGGTGCAAGTGTAGTTCCACTTGAAACATTTGTATTTACAAGAAGTGTAAATCCAGTTGATGCATCGGTTCCTGTGAGTGTTAATTGTGTTTGTCCTGCAACATCCAGCGGATATTGTGGAGTTGTTTTATTGATACCCAAACGAGCATTTACAGTATCAAACGTTGCAGTAACTTTATCTCCAACATTTGTTACAGACAATGAATTTCCAGATCCAGGTATAGGACCGCCACTTTGAATACGAGTGGTTGATAAAGAAAGTACATTT